AAAGCATTCACTAAGTTCCCACCAATGCTTGTACCACCTAAGCCACATACTCGGGATACACTGTACTTCGGTGCGTCTTATCTGACCCCAACCATGGCACACATGAATGGCACTGTGCGTCTGCGTAGTCGTCGTTCAGACCATCGCCAGTACATCCGAGATAACATCTCAGACCTAGTACTGCGTGCTGCTAACAAAGCTGCATGTGAGGGATACGTGGTCGATACAGAGGTGGTCAGTCTCATGCGGGATTTGTTCGCCATGCCTAAGAATCAGGGCATAGCGGGCATCCCATCTATGCAGAAGATAACACCGCCGGAGTATCCGTTGGATGTGGGTTGGGACAAAGAGGACGAGGCGTTAACAGAAATCCACAATATGTGGAAAGCTAAAGCCCGACAGGCGTACAACGACGAGCGCGAGCGCAAAGCCCACGTAATTGCATTCAGTCAGACCATCCGTTACATGCAGGAGTACAGTGGAGATACGTTGTACTTCCCGACTTACTATGACTGGCGCGGGCGCTTGTATTTCCGTTCCCGTATTAATCCGCAGAGTTCAGATTGTGTTAAGGCAGCGCTACAGTTTGCAAAGAAGAAGTCGCTCGGTAAGCGTGGTCTATTCTGGTTAAAGGTGCATGTGGCTACTACGTACGGCTTTGATAAGAAACTGTTTCCAATCCGTGCTGCTTGGACGGATGAGAACATGCAGTTCATTCGACAAGCTGTGGCTGACCATATTGATTCAGAGTTCTTCTTGGGTGCTGACTCCCCGTGGTGCTTCTACGTTGCCGCTAGAGAGCTTGTGCGAGCCATAGACAGCGGTAATCCAGAAGCCTTTGAATCTGGTGTGCCTGTAGCAATGGACGCAACGTGCAGCGGTATGCAGCATCTGAGTGCGGCACTGCGTGACCCGGTAGGTGGTATGTTCACGAACTTATTACCAAACCACGGTGACGAGAAAGAGGATATCTACGCTGGTGTGGCGGCAATAGCCGTGAGTGGTATTCAGAAGGATAAGATAAACCTAGTACAGGCTAAGTACTGGATTGACAACGGCGTACCGCGTAGCATGGCTAAGCGCCCTGTGATGACGTACGTGTACGGTGGAACACTCCAGAGTTGTACTGAGTACGTGTACTTGGACATGGTGGATAGAAGCCTACCAGAAGAGGAGCTGTTCAGCCCGTTCAAGTTAGCAGCGTACCTGTCGAGAAACCTGCGTAGTGGTATTGAGTGTGCCGTACCGGCAGTAGCTGAGGTTATGCGTTGGTTACGCCACGGCGCATCTCTCATGCCAGTCGACACAGCAATTCACCATATATCACCAGCCGGTTTTCCCATGGTGCAGCATTACGCACAGGAAGAATCTGTCCGTGTGCATCTAGATGGTATTGGTGTAAAATTGGTTATGACCCGGTTTAATGATACAGTACTAAATCGGTCTAAGTGCATTAATGGTATCTCACCTAACTTTACACATGGGCTAGATTCCTCACACCTAGTGCTAGTGATTGATGGGTATGAGTACAGTCTTGTGCCTATCCATGATTCATTTGCTACACATGCATGCGATGTTGATGCAATGCATGTGGTGCTACGCAGCACGTTCGTGAAGATGTACCAAGAACATGACCCTATCGAGGATTTAGCCAAATCCATTGAGGCAGCAAGTGGGGAAGATTTACCTAGACCATCCCGTGGGAGTCTTGATATCACTAAAGTTTTAGACTCAGAATTCTTTATGTGCTAATAGACCACCACTCTAAGGGGAGAGATAAGTGTCAGTACTTAGATGCGGCTTATCTCTCTCAAGTGTCACGTACCCAAGAGGTGAAAGGCGATGAGTAAACCGGTGAACAAAGTACCTGTAAGATTCTCCATCGAGCAGGTTACTTACTTAGAATCACTGTTCCCAGAGGTAACCTCTGCTGGACAGGGTTATGGAGAACTACAGTACAGAGCAGGGCAACGCAGTGTACTTAACAGAATTAAAGCAGCAGGTGATGTGAGGATACAGCTTGTCCAAGTACAACGTAATCCTATCTCCTGATGGTAACCTAGACTACATGCTGCTAGGTGCCAGCATCTTGTATGATTACCACCCAGAGATGCGGTGTGGATTCAACAAGAGAGATTTCCTAGAGACTTGCATTGAAGAGATGGACGGTGCTCCATCGGTCGCCTGTTTCCAAGAAGATACTTACTGCGGTACCATCGTATTCACTCCCACTAGAAGGGATGTGCATCATCCCGGTACAGGTAGGAGTATATTAGCTATGAGCACTGTGCCCGGTCGGGTTGGTGCTTTCAGGACGCTTCTACAAGCGCTTGAGAAGTTAATCCGAGACGAGGGTGGTTCATGGGTAAGTATCCCTAAACGCCTATCAGAAAAAGAAGTTAAGATAATTTATAGGAGTTTATAATGGGTGGAGGCGGTGGTTTAATCGGTAAAGTCCTCAAGAAAACTGTTGGTGCAGAGAAGCTCTTTGGCACCAATAAGCTAACTGGTGGTATCTTAGACCAGTACTTAGGCACAGATATTTTAGGTAAGAAAGAACAAGCAGAGCGTGAGGCGACTGCCCAGCGGGACGCCAATCAGCGCGCTCTTAATGCACAGAACAACGCGAACATCCTAGACGTGAATGCTCAGGCAGAGAACGTCGTGCAAACGCAAGCGGGTGGTTCTGCTGATATGGCAGCGACTGCTTCCGATACTAAGCGTAAGCGCTCAGGTAGCATTGCAGCTACACTAGGATTTTAATTATGAATGGGCAACGTACGTACGAGAGTCTTTATAGCGATTATAAAGATGACTCTGCGCTACTCAAGACCACGGACTATGCTAAGTGGAGTTTACCTTCCATCTATGCTGACCCGGACTTGCGTGACGGACTCCGGCAGCCCGTTGCCCGCGATTATCAAAGCGTGGGTGCGGTACTGACTAATCACCTAGCATCTAAGCTAGCAGCAATTTTATTCCCAGCTACACAATCCTTCTTCCGCATTGACTCCTCAGTCGGTGCTCAGGCTATGGCTACGGCCCTATCCGTCACAGCACAGCAGGTTGGCTCCGCTCTAGCTTCGTTAGAGAATGAAGCCTACCGAAGAATCTTCCTCAAGAGTTCATACCACCAACTCGTCCATGCAATGAAACTCCTCATCGTAACCGGTAATACCTTGCTGTACCGTGATTCCGACACAGGGAACAACCACGCGTACAGTATCCGCCAGTACTCCATGCTTCGGGATGGTTCTGGTAAGGTGCTAGATATTGTGCTGAAAGAGCGCATTGCTATTGGCAGTCTCCCGCAAGAACTCGCCCCACACTTCAATGGCCGCAAACTATCTGATAACGTATGCCTGTACACCCGCATTAAGCGAGAGTCACGCCCTGTATCGGATGTGTTCATTGTTACACAAGAAGTGGAAGGGCACCGCCTGAATAATCGCTCAGAATATCCAGAAGCAATCTGCCCGTACATCCCTATTACTTGGAACCTTGTAACGGGTGAAACGTACGGTCGTGGTCTGATTGAGGATTACGCAGGTGACTTCGCTAAGCTATCGGAACTGTCCGAGGCGCTAGCGCTGTACGAGATTGAGGCTTGTCGTGTACTTCACCTTGCTGCTCCGGGTTCCGGTGCGGATGTAGATAGCATGGCCCAAGAGGAATCTGGGGCATGGGTATCCGCTAAACCGGGTGATGTGCAGGCGTATGAGTCGGGTGACTACAACAAGATTACCGTGCTGGTAGCTGACCTTGAGCGAATCTTCCAAAGACTCTCTCCTTCTTTCCTGTACGTTGTTAACCAGCGTCAGGCGGAGCGAGTAACCGCAGAAGAGATTAGACAGAATGCTCAGGAGGCCGAGGCCGCACTGGGCGGTGTTTACTCAAGCATTGCCGATTCCCTACATATTCCACTGGCACATATCCTGTGCTGGGAAGTTAATCCAGACTTCATTCAAGAGCTGCTATCAGGTGGCGTAACCTTGAGTGTGTTGACTGGGGTAGCGGCCCTAGGTCGCACCGCCGATGTTGATAAGCTAGTTCAGGCTGCACAGATTCTATCCGTGGTAATGCCAGTGCTAACCCAGTCAAGTAAGCGGTTTGATTCCGAGCGGATTGTAGAGAAAGTATTCTTAGGCGTAGGTCTGAATCTGGATGAGTACAGCTATACAGAGGAAGAACTCGCAGCTAAAGCAGCAGAACCACAACAACCAGTTGATACCGGATTATCCGATGTATCAGACGCAATTCAAGGACAAATGTAATGTCAGATGATGCTATTCAAGCAGGTGAGTTAGCTCCAGTACAACCGGGGCAAGGCGCATTCAAAGAAACCCTAGTACCTGAGAAGGCGGCTCCTGCCGTAGATAAACACTCAGAGACTTTGCAAGAAATCCTCGCTGCTGTACGCGGCAAGGAAGTTCCCGCCGATAAGGTGGCTGTACCTGCAACTGAAAAAGACCCCGCGCAAGCGCCTGAGAAAGTGGCGGATGCACCTGCGGCGGTTAAACCTACCGGCAACAAGGCTCTGGATATTGCAGTCCAGTCCTTTATCAAAACGGCTGGCGCTACCGAGGGTGATATCTCTAAAGCGTTGGAGCAGGCATATGAATCAGGTGATGTTCGGTTGATTGACCGTGCATTCCTTAAAGAACGCTTCGGAGAGCACGCTGACCAAGCTATTCAGTTGGCAGAGGCTGTCATGGAGTATGAGCTGGAGGCGAGTCAAAAGCTACTCACTGATGTTTACACGCTCAGTGGTGGTCAAGAACAATTCCAGAAGGCTGTGGGTATCTTCAAGGAGCACGCTCCTAAGGGTATGCAGTCAGTAGTAAAACAGATGCTGGACTCAAATGATGCGGATACCGTTAAAGAAGCGGCGTCCCTAATTGTCGAGTACGGCAAGACGTCAGGCGCAATGACTCAGGTTGATAAGCGTACGATTGCTTCGGCAGGGTTTGATGCTAGTGCAGGACTCTCATATGAGGAGTTCAATAAAGCATTTGCTCAACTCAAGAACACATCACGCACTTACAATCAGGATATGACAGCCCTGATGGAAGCACGCCGTATTGGCAAACAACTAGGTAAATAGGAGATTTAAATCATGGCAGCAACTGATTACGCTGGCGTTCTAACCCGTCCCCATTGGGGCGGCCCTGCATCTGATGCAGATATCCACCTCGAAGTATTCCAAGGACAGAACGATACCGCCTTTGTGTACAACTCTTTCTTCCGCTCTAACTCCGGCTTCATCTCAGTACAGGACGCTTCTAACCAAGCCCGTATTGACCGTATGAACACCGTGTCCGTGAAGGGCCGTCAGTCTGGTGAGAAGCTGGAACGTGCGGCTGTGCCGAACGATAAGCTGATTATCACTGTTGATACCGTGACGTACGCAAGTACCGTTATGGACTGGCAGGATGATTGGACTTCCCCAGACCGCTGGGCGGACATTGGCCGTAACCACGGCACCGAGCACGCTAAGTTATTCGACCAAGCCCACATTATCCAGATTCAGAAAGCACGTAAGTGGTTGGCCCCGGCCCACCTGAAACCTGCCTTCTACGATGGTAAAGAATACACCGCCGTCATTCCTACCTCTACCGCAGACCACGATGCCGATATGGAGAAGTTCGCTTCTAACCTCGTCGCCGCACACGCTGCCGGTATCGAAGAAATGGTGCGCCGTGACTTGGGCGGTTCTCTGACCGAGTTCATCACCGTGGTATCCCCACGCGTGTTCGGTGTTCTGCTGCACTCCAAGAAACTGATTAACGTGGACTACTCTGCGGGTAACGGTGACTTCGCAGCTCGCCGTGTGGGTATGGTTAACGGTGTACGCATCGTTGAATCTGCCCGCTTCCCTACCGCAGCAATCACCAACCACCCACTGGGCGTAAGCTTCAACGTGGATGCTGATGATGTAGCATGTGAGATGGTTGTGTACCACCCACGTCTGACCTTGGTTACCGTCGAGGCTAAGCCTATGACCAACCACAAATGGCCTGACGACCAGAACTTCGCCGACGTACTGGACAGCTTCACGCTGTACACCATCGGTCAGCGTCGTCCTGATACCAGCTTCGCAGTGAAGCTGATTCCACAGACCTAAGTTTATAACAAAGCCTCTCTGCGGAGGGGCTTGATTATGTACTTAATGGAGGCACTATGGAACTATTAGAAGCAGTGAATATGTGCCTGCAAGCACTTGGGGAAACCCGTGTAACAAGCACAAGTATTAGACACCCAACAGTTGACCAAGCACTTACCAGCATAGCAACAAAACAGCGTGCTATCCTAGAGCGTGGTTACTGGTTCAATACAACTATCGTTAAGATGTATCCTAACGATGAGGGTAAGGTAGAGTATCCAGCGAATGCACTAGCCATTCAGGATGCAGCGGGGCGCAATCGGTACGTAATGCGTAACCTCATGCTGTTCGACGTAACAAACAACACTGAGTACTTCACAGGGCCAATAAGCCTTATCGTGATGTACAATACCGACTTTGAGGATTTACCTGAGTGTGTGGCTACTGTAGTCACTTACCGAGCTATGCGTGCTATGTACGTAGGTGACTTCGGGAATGACTCAAGCGTATCCGATATGATGCAGAATGAACAGGTGGCAGCGCTCACTATGGAAACACTGCATATGCGAAATATGAAACATAACACCCGGCAGCGTCGTGGGTTCAGAAACTACATGAGCGCATTGCAGGGATAAGGAGCACAAATGGCCGCTTTAGATGGTGCGATTAAATCGCTAATGCAGGGAGTGTCCCAACAGGTTCCCCGCGAACGTCTGGACGGTCAAGTCTCCGTGCAAGTTAATATGCTCTCTGATATCGTGAACGGTATGCGCCGTCGTCCGGGGGCACGTATGGTGAGCCAGCTATTGGAACTCACCACTAGCTCCAACACTAGTATCTTTAGTATGTATGTGGATGTAGGGGATGAGGTTAACCATGTGTTTGTAAACACGAGTACTGGTCAGTTGCTAGTAATGTCTGAGGACTTTACCACCGTTAAACGTAATGTAACTGATAGCTACTTGGTCGCCACTGATTCATCCTTTATACAGACCGCCTCGCTACGGGGTGATTTGTACATAGCTAATAAAGCTCAACGCCCAACGCTTAAGGCGAACCCCACGCCGGGGCAAGACCCAAGCAAGACGGGCTTCTTCTTTATTCGAACAGGCGCATTCTCCAAAACCTACGATATTACTATCAGCTCTGCTGCTGGTTCTTGGACAGCTACGTACACTACCCCGGATGGGCAGACCGCTGGGGACGCCGATAAGGCCAAACCAGAATATATTGCAGAACAGCTTGTAACGGCTATGGCGCTGCTAGTAGGCTCAAACGTAGGTATGACTCGATATAACTCATACGTGTACGTATCGTCGCTTGTAGCCACATGTACGGTCACTAGTAACTCAGGAAGTACATACGCAGGCTGGAGTAATAACAGTCGAGTATCTCTCACAACAGACCTACCAGCAAGACTCCCTATTGAAGGGAATGCCATGCTATGTGCGGTGGGTACCAGCGACAAAAACTTTATCTGGTATAAGTATGACCATGCTACTAGTGTGTGGTTAGAGTCCGGTGACTTTGGCAGTGCGGGTGGGTTTAACTACATGCCCATTAAAATGTCCTTGGATGGTGCTTACACAGTAACCCACCCAGATTATGAGGGGCGTCTAGCAGGCTCTGACACTACGAATGAAAACCCTGCCTTTATTGATAATGGTATCACTGGGTTCGGGGCGTTTCAAGGTAGGTTAGTCATCCTAGCAGGGGCAGAACTGTGTATGTCAGCAAGTGGTAATCCACTACGCTGGTATCGCAGCACTGTTACTTCTATTCTTGTAGATGACCCAATTAATATTTTCTCGGGTGCGACAGCTAGTACAGCATTCCAATCCTGTGTACAGTTCAACAAAGACTTGCTGTTATTCAGTAGGTCGTGCCAAGCTGTGGTTCCTAGTGGCAACACCGCTATCACACCAAATACCGCACAGATTGTAATCACTAGTCAGTACAGCACAGACGTGCTGGCCCAGCCAAGTGTAGTAGGTCGCTCTGTTCTGTACCCAATCCCCCGCACTGAGTCGTATGCAGGGGTGCTGGAGATGGTTCCGAGCAACACCACGGATTCACAGTACACATCGAATGACATTACAGTACACATCCCGAACTATCTACCGGGGCGCATTCGCAGCATTACAGCGAGTACCACAGCTAACTCATGCTTGTTGTTATGTACAGGGGACTCCAGAAGTATCTTTGTGCAGAATTACCTGTGGTCGGGTGATGAAAAGGTACAGTCTGCATGGCATCAGTGGGTAATGCCACTCCCAGTAGTATGTACTTGGTTTGTACGCGACCGGGTGTACGTGGGTCTACGGAATGTAAATAGCCTTGTAATTGTAACTATCGAGCCACAGGCCGGGGACACATACAACGGGGTTATTCGGCCATTCTCAGATATGTACACTGGGGTGACTGTCTCATCTGGTACCTTCGTCCTGCCTCAGTGGTTGCGAGACGGTTATAACAGCGGCTTACAGCTGCTAGTTACCTATGGCGACAAGCGTATGTGGGTAGGGGTAGAATCTGTGAACACGAGTACGTGGGTAGTCCAACTGGTGCGTAATGTACCCAATGGCACGTACCTAGTAGGATTCAGGTTCGATAGCATACTAACCCCAACCCCACCACTGATGCGTGACAAGAACGGCGTAGTGATTGGTACGAGTAAATCCATGCTAGTGCGATACGAGTTAACTGTGCAGGATTCCGGGGCTTTCAATATTGAGGTAGAAGATACCTCACGAGAAATTACCGATGGAGAATTCTCAGGGTTACTGTACAGCAGCACAGACCTTGAGCCTAACCACGCGCTACAGACTCAAATGGGGCGCATCATTGTACCGGTACGAGCGTTAGCACAAAATACAGTTACCACATTCTCGACAACAAGTGAGACTGATATGCGCATTCTAGATATTGAATATGTGACACAGTACAGAGCGCGGAGGAAACGAGCATGATTTGGATGTTTGCTTCACTGGCTGCCAGCGCCCTTAAGACTGGCATGCAGGCTTCAGCTGACCAACGTATGCAGGGTATTCAGAATGACGCTATCAAGGCTTATAACAAGCAGGTAGTGGCGGCGTCAGCTAAGTCTTTAAATGAGATTAACATCCAACGTTCCGTGTCCCGTCAACAGACGGGACAGGCTCTCGATGGTATGCGTAGACAGGCACAACAGGATAAAGCACAGCGCGGTCTACAGGCAGCAGCTAGCGATACCATGGGTGCCAGTGTAGATGCTAATATACGGGATGTAGATGTACAGCTATCTCAGGCAGAGAGTACCTTAGAACGTAACCAGTCATTACAAGAACTATCTTTCAATAGTGCAGTACAGCAGAGCACAGACTCAAGTCTGAATCAGCTAAAGGATGTTCAAACCGGTGCGGGTAAAGACGCATGGAATGCCTTCCTCGGTAGTGCGGTAGGAACTATCGGCACTAGTATGATTGGAAACAAGCTAAGTGGTAACGGTTGGATGGGTGGTGAGCAGAAAGCCGCCCCTATCTCAGCCGCTAAAGGCACAGTTACACCCGCAACTCGTGGGTTATCAGATTTATTCGGGCTTACATAAAGGAGGCATACAATGCCGGTACGTCAAGCGACACAAGGTGGTTTACAGACCCCACAACTGGCTGGTTATCAAAGTGCCGGGGTAGCCGCTCCGACGTACCAGCAGCCTCAGAACAAACCAGATGGAAGTGCATTCTGGAATGGACTGCTGGGTGGGGCGTTGCAGCAAGGCGCTCAGGAGCTACAACAGGCCGTTGCCAGAGGATACTTAGAAGGGCAGCAAGATAGCCTAGAGGGCCGCGCTAAACAAGAGCGTGGTTTCCTTACTCGTGAGTTGTACGAGCAGGGTTATAACAAGGCAGCCGTAAGTACGTCCCTAGCCAAGTTCCAACTTGGTCTACAGAACAAAGCAACAGAGTACGTGAACTTCGGGCGTTCCCCGGAAGATTTCAATACGTATGTATCGGAAGAAACGAACAAACTACTTACCGAGGCAGGTTCCTCCGGTATGGATTTGAACGATAAGGATTGGCAAGCGTGGTTAGGTTCAGTAGAAGGTTCCCGTAATACCGCTGCTGAGTACTTCCAAGCCCAACACCTTAAGCGTTCTGATTTCATGCGCGAGCAGGGTATTGCAGCGGAGGGTAATGCGTCTATTGCTACCTTCGTCGCAGCAGACCAAGCAGGTGACCCGATGCAGGCCATGGAGAATATCAACTCCCATGTGACCAGAATTAACAACGATGATACACTATCCCCACAGCAGAAAGTTGCCTATACCTCACAGTTCCTTGTGGATGCATATTCCGCAGCATCTAGTACCGGTGGCGTTACTGGGTTATCCAGTTATATGGAAGCCCTGCCAGAGTACAAGAACATGCCCACAGAGATGCAGACACAACTCCGTAATATGGCTCAGAACCAGTACGAGAAACGTGCCTCTGATGAAAGCGTGAAGGTGTATGAGTACAACTCTCAGGTAGCCAACGTAACTGATTACAATCAGCTAGTGAAGGACTACCCAATGGGTGAGTACATCTCTGCCATTATGTCAGCAGTACAGACAAAGAACATTGCCCCCAGCACTGGGTATGCAATGGTGGATGCTGAGGCTGTACGACGTGCTAAGCTACAGAAGGCCGCTACCAGTACTATGGCATACACTAATGGCGTAACCTCCTCAGATATCGCTACAGCGACGGGTGAGGGATTGGATAAGGTTAAGAAGAACCTGATTACTATGTACTCTGCGCAGTATGGTGGGTACTCACAGGGCGGTCTGAATCTGATGCAGCGAGGCTTGCGTAGCGGAGCACAGGACATTGCTAGTATTGGCGTGGACATGATGCAGCAGGATGCAGCAGGTCTAGCAAATGTGGACTGGCGGAACCTACAGAAGGATTCCGATGGCAATCCACTATACGCTAAGAGCACCGTGGACTCTCTGACTAATTTGCACACCGCGTACAATGCAGCTATCGCAGCGGGTAACCAAGTACAGGCCAACGCCTTACTCTCTGGCCTACCAGACCCAGTTGCGTATGGTATCCGCCAGAACGGGGATGTACGAGCATTGGCTAGCGTTGTAGGTAAGCGTGCTAATGATATTGCCGCTGGTAATATTGTTCAGCTACCGCCGCAGATGCCTAATAGCTTGTTGCTGAATCAAGATGATGTACTGGCAGGTATGCTAGATTTCGGCATCACCCAAGGCGCTCGTAACAGGAACCTTCTGGGTATACAGTCTTGGGTATTCACTTCCTCTGAGGATGAGAAGGCAGCGCAGGTGCGTATGAACCAACTAAATGGCGCACTGAATGCAGAGTACACAAAGCGGCAGCAGGCAGGTACACTACCCGCATTAAGTGGGGACGACCTAAAAAACTGGCTTATCGGTAAGGTAGGTTCGCGCGCTGTACAGGTGCAGGATGGTACAGATGCTGGAAGTATGCTCATTCTACCAGATGTAACCAATAAGGTAGCAGTGTTTGGCACTGAGGATAATACCACAATCGCCAAGGCATTACGTGAGGATATTACTGACTTCCGTAAGAAATACCCAGCCGCAGTTACTGTACAAATGGATTATGACCCATTGACTCAGGAGGTT